CCTCGCTAGTTCTCTGGATGACTTAAATGGTGACGATTTATTCACTACAGAAACTAGCGAGGGGGATGACAATAAAGATACCCATGAAGAGAATGAAACAGGAAGGGGGGATGCTTCTACTAATAATTTACCTATAAAATCTTCTAATAAGCTTTCAAGTATTGCTGCTAATATAGCGGCTAGTAGAGACCAGATGGATGCGTCTATGCCAAGACCTACACAAAATAATATTAAACCTGTATAATAAATAAATGAATCACGTAATAGAATTTGTAGCTAAAATGATAATTTTCGCATTTGCTCTATTTTTTATAATAGAATATGTATTTGCATGCCAAGTGCATAATACAATAGGAATAATGAGTTTATCACTAGTCATTACGACTGTATTAATTCTTTTTTGGTTTTTCGGTAATAAGAAAAGAATTGATTGTAAGAAGTAATTTTTGTATATATAATAAATGTCAGTAAAACATCACATCACGATTTTTTCAACAACGACATTATTGATGCTTGGAGTGTACACGGCTTTTGTGGGATTTTTCTTTTTCACTTATGGAGCATATACAGAGAAGAAAGTTGTTAGTAATCAAATAAATACACTGGTAGATAGTTTTTCTGAAGATTTTATCTTTTTTGCAGAACAAACAGAATCGGGCGAAGGGTTACTCAAAGAAATAGGAAAAACTATAAAAAAGACCAACCCCCCAGATTTGAGTGCGGTAGATGCAAAAGTAGAAAAAAGTAATTCTGAACTAATTAAAACGGCATCGATAGTTTTAGCTGTCACATTTTTAGTGTTTTCTTTATTATCAGTCACTGTGTGGTATTTTGGTTTATCCAAAAAAGAAAAAAGAAAAGATCCTTACCCGAGTATAGTGCAGCGGATTGTTCTTCTCATGATTATAGTCATGTTAGTTGAGTTTTTGTTTTTTACACTGGTGGCTGGAAATTATTCACCAGTTGATCCTAATAGTGTCAAGAAAGCATTAGTGGAGTCATTGCAAAAATATGCTGAAAATTAAGTTTTCATTAACAAAATAATGAAAACTAAAGAAATATTAACGATTCATTGCTTAGCACTGCTGGGAATCGCATTAATCGCTTCATTGTTTAAGAAAGTTCCTGGTATAGTTAAAAATGGGTCTTTGTAATTCGAGCTCAGATACTTTATGACTCATCTTCGATTTTTTCTACTATAGGCTAGAAAAAATCCATTTTAACACAATTTACGTAGTTTTTCTCCTGTCATTTCCTCAAAAGTTTTAACAAACGCTTTCGATCCTTTTTCAACAACTGGAAATGGGGTATGTCTAGCAAAATAATTTGCTGCTTGTAATTCAAATTCGTTAAGGAAATACTTAGTTTTATCCATTGAATTTCCCTGACAGCATCCAAAATCTGTTCTAATCATAACAGGCGGGTGATCTTTTCCTTCCTTTCCTTTTAATTTAGGTAATAGAGGAAATATACGCTTTCCAATCTTTCTACATTGATCAATAATAGCTTTGGGTGGTCTCTTGGAGATTTTTTCTTTCGTTCCGGTCACAACCTTGGCTTTGTTAGCTATAGCATACGCAAACTTGCCATTGTACCACCAAATTCTAATTTCCCAGAACTTGTAGAATCCCTTCATGGCTTGTTGTAATATAAATCCGGGAAAATCTTTATAATACTTCTTCAAATATTTTAAAAATTCAGCGGGAGTAACTTTGCCCGCGTCGAATTTCTGGAAACCAATGCTGCCCGCTCCCATCTCGGGTTTACTTATAAAATCACCCCAACCTTGTTTCTTAATTCGATTCAGTATTCTTTTGGATCTTGCTAGATCAAATTTACCAGTGGAACGTATCAACATAGTAGGTGCAATTGGAATCCCAGCCTTTTCGAATTTCTTCAAATAAGGCCCTTTTTTATAAACAAAGTCTTGTAATTTCCACGGTGGATAAATCTTGTTTTGTTTTGATCTTTTAAAGATTTTTCTAGCCAGTGTTGGTAAAGTCGCATCATAATGCTTAAACCAATCCCCTGTAATAACATCAAATCCGATACAGAAATTAAGATCATTTGACTTCAATCTTTTTTCAGACAAAGCCCCAACAAAAGTATCTATAATGTCTACGTCTACATCATAATGTCTACTAATCCAAAAAGGAATAGCAACATCTACATCTATGTTTTCACCATCACAACGATAATCATGGGGAACATATGATAATTTTTTCAATGTTTTCTTTTTCACAAGATCTTCACAATCTTTACCTATAATAAATCCTATCCTAGGTCTTCGTAATGAAATAACATGTTGTGCCATTTATTATAAGCATAATACAATTTAGACAGAAAATACCAAGATAAAATATGGATTTGAACATTGATTGGGATTCGTCTCATACCTTGCAAACGCCCGAAACATTTCTAGCTAAATTCATGTCGTCTATGAAGACAAACATGCTAGTAGCGAGAACTAGGGAGGAGATTAAAAACATAATGGGGGGTGTGGTATCTAATAAATTGATTGTAATAGTTGGTCCGTGTAGTATACATGACCCAAAAGCTGCCATAGAATACGCTAGAAGACTTAGTTCTGTAAAAGATAGATTTCCTAACTTGTTAATTATAATGAGAGCTTATTTCGAAAAGCCTAGGACTGTTTTAGGATGGAAAGGATTGATTTACGACCCGGATCTGGATGGTAGTTGTAATTTACAAAAAGGTCTTAATATGGCGAGGAAAATTTTATTGGATATTCTAGACACCGGGATAACACCAGGGACTGAATTTTTAGATACTATTTTACCACAATATTACTCAGATTTGATTGTATGGGGAGCGGTAGGTGCTCGTACCACGGAGAGCCAAACTCACAGACAACTTGCATCCGGATTATCATGTCCTATTGGATTCAAGAATAATTCATCTGGTAACTGTAAAGTAGCAATAGATGCTTCTATCATGGCCAGACATCCTCACGCCTTTCCGGGTGTTAATACGAGAGGTGATATATGTCTTGTAAAAACTACCGGTAACCCATGCACTCATGTGATTTTGAGAGGAAGTTATGACTCTGGACCTAATTTTGAAATGTCAGAAACAGTATTTCAAGAATGCATCAATAGAAAACTAGGTACTAAGATAATGATAGATTGTTCTCATGGTAATTCAAACAAGGATTATCGCAAACAAATAAACGTTGTAGATTACGTTGTATCTCAAATCCAAGCACATGGTACATTTTCTATCGGTGGTGTGATGATTGAATCAAATATTTTTGAAGGCAAACAATCCATAGGGCCGGATATGGACTACGGGGTTAGTGTTACTGATGCTTGCATCGGATTTGAAACAACAATTTTGCAATTAAAAAAATTGAATGATGCCGTTGCGCAAATTAAATAATATTTACTCAAATAAAATGAGTTCTCAAAAATGTGATATTTGCTTCGAAGAAAAAAGCCCCGACTCTTTCGGGTTTCTACCTTGTACGCATAGTTTTTGTGCTGTATGTATTGGGAAGTTACGGGAAAATGTTTGTCCCATGTGCCGAAATCCTTTTGAAGAATACTCGCAAACCAGTTATGCAAATTCCGCTCCAAATCCTACTACCATTACTACTTTTCTGGGTAATCGCGAACCCAGACAAGTAGTATCGGATGATTTTTATATAAACCAGGAAATGCAAGTTCACAGGAGACTCGATGAGAGAACACGCCGTAGAATGCGTCGGAGACGACGTAGATTAACAACTAACAGACGAAGAAGACGTTCGGAGACAGTTACTGAAGAAATATTTCAGATAGATGATATAGTCGAAGAAGTCAGTACACAGGAAGAAAAAAAATCAACCAATAATAAAAATAATCATAAACCCCGGGGAGATAATTGGCAACGTCTTAGACAACAACTCTCCAGATACAATAATTGATATTAATAAGCATTAATATCAACTCAAATAATACATTCCGTAAGCTATTACTACAGCCACCATTATCCACTTTTCATCAAACTTTATCGTTCTAGTTATGATATGAGATCCAAGATAGGGGTCACGGGAGATGTGCATTTTATTACCCAATGTTTTGTTTACAAATTCACTTTTACTTCAAATAGTTCCGTTGAATTGACCGGGTAACCTAATGATCAATTTTCTTGATTTTTTAGCACCCGTACCCAATCTCTCCATTTCTCCTACAGTTGCTTGATATCCAGTATCTGCGAACAATTCTCTGAATGCTTTGATATATTGTTCCGCCATCGGAGTTTCTGCTAGTTCATAAATTACTTGCCTTCCAGTTCTGAATTGCGCAGTCAAGGCTTGAAAATTTTCTTTTAATTGAGAGTGGAATTTTTCTTTTTCCTCTAACCATTTCATATCGTAGGACTGTTTTAATTGATCGTAACGGGGGATTTGGAACCCCGACGATGCATTGTTAGCTGTTGTGTCTTCCATTTTACAAGATGAAAACATTTGTTTAGATAAAATTTTCCATTCAATAAATGAAGACAAGAACATCCGAGGAACTTTCTTTATTGATTAGTTATTTAGCATTGATTGGTATCTGGTTTGCTATTCCCAGTGTAAATTTACTGATTAATAGAGATAAAAGATGGCCATTTGCATTAGCAATACTTATCATTTTGGTATTATTCTTATTAATCTGTTATTGGACACAGTGGAGAGTCCTATTTCCACAGTCTGCTGCTTTAGTAGGTCGTGAGAATCTAGAACTCGCAGATTACGACAAAATTAAGCAATGTAGGTGTCATTTTAGAGGGTAAACTGGTTTTTGACATTTTAGAAACAAATTACAATAAATTTCACATGATTTAGGGGGTTTAGTCTTGGAAAGACATCCTGCTAGTAATTTACTCACAGTTTTACAGTTTTTACGAGGCATTTGTAAAAACTAGTTAAATTTTTAAATGTTATCCTTGATAACATTTTACAACGCGCCCGTATAATACAACATACCTATTGCAAAACCACCCATTGCTAAATACCATAGGCACAAACAACAGCAGTCTGTAACATCACAATCTCCATCGTAGTCTTCCTCTACAGGTTTAGCATCATTGATTTGGATGGCTGTGACGATCGGGGTAAATTCTGTATATTCTATAAAATCTGTTTGACAACTTTGGTTAGTCATTTATATTAACAAATTTCTCCTTCTAAAATCATTTTTCTTCTTCGTATTCCTCGTATTCACTGACCTCTATTACATCAACCTCGTCGCAACTCTCATAATTACAAGATTGTGTTAAAAACTTGAGATTACGACCGTGACACTTATCCTGAATCAACAAGTTCAATATATCATCTCCGTATTTTTCTAGTTTGACCTTCCCGAACCCCCTAATCGCGGACAAATCTTCTTTATTTTTGGCTTTCGATTTAACTATCCTTACCAATACTTTGTTACTAAATATACAGAACGCCGGGAAACCTTCTTTTCTACATTTACAAAGTCTCCACTCCCTGATCTTTTCATACAATTTTATTTCGTTATCATCCATTTCAGGCGTCACTTCTTCGGTATTGGATTTAGATTCGCTATTGCGAGGTTTGGGGTCAGAGAACACGACTTTATTCTGTTTCTCAAGTTGTTGAATTCTTGATTCATGTGAATTTATAATCTTCAACATATCCTGGAATAGAGTTTTGATGGAACTACATTCCATCACATCCAATCTTTCAGAAATAGTAGCCATTTTATTTATACTATGCGTGTATAAATAATTCATTTTTGTTACAGTGAATCGGAAGGAGGTCTATTGTATATTATAGGTTCCACTTCTAAGGGTCTGATCACATCTAGTCGGTGTTTTAAAACACAAGCACTAGCTGAGGTGCTAAAGATCAAGATGTGCCAAAAAGAATGAAACAATTGGTAGTCGTATTGTGACGCTTCAAATAGACAATAAAGCGCGCTTCCAAGTAAGAAAAAGCTAAAAAAAGTGTGCTTCCAATAATAATAAAAATATAAACCAAGAGTTTTTATCTTCAATATTGTAACCAGAACACACATAAGAATCGTAATGAAAGTGGTCACGTCATTAGGAGCCTTCAATTCCAATATCATGAAGATTATCAGTCCCAGGTGCGTGACAAAATAAAAAGATTCTGTTTTGAACCTACCCACATATGCAATATTGGTAAATAAAACAGATCTAGAACTCAAGTAATCTAGAAACCTCCACACATCGTAATTTTTTTGTTTGGGATCAAATCCATCTGTTACATCACTATAATCATACGTGTGAAAAACAACTGAAAAACAAGCAGTATATAGCAATTGTAATGCCAGTAGTAATGCTTGATAGTCTCGGGATGTCTTATACTTCCAAAAACATATACCCAGGGGAACTATAACCATAGTATGTGAGAATAGTAGAAAATATGTGTTTTGAGACATTTTTGATTAACATTTAAAACACAATTTTATTCATTTTTAATAAATGAACAGGTCTCGTAAACGAAAATCGAGTAGAAAACAAAGTTGTATAGCTCGTAGTAAAAGAAAACCTAGAGATATTCAAAAAAGAGTCATTAACTACATCAAACGTAAAGATTCACTATATGATGGTCTTTTAGTTGTACATGGTACCGGTTGTGGTAAGACTTTGGCTGCAACAGTTGCTTCTCAGTGTTATTTGGACAAATATCCTAAAAACAAAGTAGTGTTTGTTGGACCAGCCAGTTTGTTAAATAACTTCAAAGACGAACTGAAACATTACGGTATTACAAATATGAATAAATATTCGTTTTACTCATTTGAGGGATTCTACAGCCTCGCTAAAAAAGGCAACCGACCCAGATGTAAGAATGCACTTTTAATCATCGATGAATCTCATAATTTGCGTTCAATCAAGTCTGTAAGAGCCCAAAGTGTATTAAAATGTGCTTACACGGCTCACAAAAGACTCTTACTTACCGCTACACCATTCATTAACAGTCCTAGAGACTTTATCAATCTAATTAATATGTTATATGGAAAAGAAATAGCTGGTACTTCACAGTTTCCAGTTAATAAGATGTTTACCAAACGCGTAGCGGATAGTTTGGCTAAATTATTAGAAGGTAGAGTTGATTATGTACCTTCATGTCGCGCTAGTAAAGATTTCCCAAAAATGACTGAAAAATTTGTAGAAGTTCCTATGAGCAAACAATACGAAAAAGCTTATGTAGATTCTATCTCTGGGGTAAGAGTTGGTGGGTTGTTAATACCAAATCCAAAGACTTTTTTACACGGTTACAGAAAAGCAGTAAATAAAGCTGGTATTGATACATATTACAGTGAAAAATTAACCAAAGCATTAGACTTGATCAGAGATTCTAAAGGGAGAATACAAAAAACAGTAATTTTTACAAATTGGATTAATTTCGGTGTAAAAGCTATTAGTAAGTTTCTCGAAAAAGAAAACATAGGATTTCGTGTGTTCAGGGGTGGGCTGTCGGCTGCTACTAAATCAGAGATAACGACCGAATTCAACGATGATAAATTTCCAGTTTTAGTAGTCACAAAAGCTGGAGGAGAAGGTTTAGATCTTAAAAAAGTTAGAAACATTATTATTCTGGATCCTGTGTGGCACGATGCTGGTACTCAGCAAATTATAGGGAGAGCTGTAAGGTATAAATCTCATGCAACACTCCCAGTTAAAGATCGCCACGTGAATGTTCTCAAGATGATGTTAACATTCCCAAAAGGCGATCCAAGAACTACAGGGGATCAGATGTTATACAAAATCATTGATAAGAAAAGGGGATATCAAGGTAAGATAGATAGTATTCTGAAAAGAGCTTCTACCGGTGCTAAAGCTAAACCCCGCAAAATTAAGATTAAAAAGAAGACTGTAAAAGAACTCAGAGCCGAGTGTAGAAGCCGTGGTTTAGTATATGATGTGAAAACTAAAAAATGCAGACCTTCTAAGCGTAAAACCAGTCGTAAGAAAAGTGTAAAGAAGAAAAAGTCTTCCAGAAAAAGAAATAGATAATTATTCTATCAGAATAATTATTTCTTACCGAGTGATCTTTTCCTAGGTGATCTTTTCCTAGGTGATCTTTTCCTATGTGATCTAGGTCTCCTGTTACTTTTTTTGGGACTTTTCTTTTTCTTCTTGTATTTAGTTCTCCATTTGTGATTTTGTTTAATTACATTACCACGTGGCCAAACTCTATTAATATCTGTAAATTTAGGAGCATTTGGTTTTACAAATTTTAAATTTTTAGTATGATTATCTACCGGGTTCCCATTTCTATTCTTAGATAATGGGAGAGTCCACTGTTTGGCAAGACTAGTGGGTACTATGAGTAGTTCTATTATTCTGTCTCGCGGAAGAAAAAATAATCCCCCCCATTTAGCTGAATTGACAATCATATTTTCGAGAGATTTTTTCCTATTGGTATACACTAAAGCTCCTATTTTACATTTTTTGTTATCAGGGCCGTTTTTTAATGATTGGATACCAATGGCTGACGCTGTTTTGTTTGTGTTACATACAGCCCATAACCATTTTTGACTACCTTTTTTAGTTTCTGCTAAAAAGTCTGGTTCCTTCAACATAACTAAGCCGGTTTCTTCTTGTACTTCCCGGGAAAGTGCAAGTTCGGGTGGTTCTTCCTCCCAACAAGTTCCAGTTACACCTACTTGTACATCATACCCTCCTCCTCCATATCTTGGACAAATTATCCAAGATTTCTCTGGAATTTTTTTCCACAGGAAGAAGGGTATAATACTGCTATAACTGGACACATTTAATTCATCAGATGATACTTCTCGTTTATTTCCTAATACATCGATAGCAGTGATTTGCATTTTTATTAATAGGATTTTTTTCCAAGATCATTATTTCAAATAATAATATTTACTTTGATTGGACTTCGAAAGTATTTAACAATGTAGCAAAAAATAACCAAACTATCAATGGACATATTAATAGTTTCGCTGTCAAATTGGGTGTAGAAGTGTAAGCTAATAATGCTGCTAAAATTGATATCACAATCATATAAATACCACCTTTCTTGTTTTTACCACACGCGTAAACTAATAACCACCCTGTCAGCGATAATACAACGGCTGAAAACATTATATTGACTAGGATCTTGTTACTAGTTTTATCTTTATTGGAAAAGAACCACGCCAAACCTAAACATATATATAATATTATCCATGCTATACTGAAAACACACGATGGTGGTCTAAATTTAACAACACTTCCAGCATCTTTCCCAACATTGCAAAATGCAGCTGTCACAAAACCGAATACCGATGGGATAAATATAGTAGAGTACAAAGCTATTTGATCAAATGTCATTTTTTATTCCAATATAAAAAACATTAAATAATAAAAAATGGGACAAACACAAACACGCAATGCAATCGCATGCTTTGTACCTTCTTCAAATAATGGTATCAAAGGAACCGTTAAATTTCACCAAAATGGTAAATGTGAAATAAAATTACAAGGATTAATTCCAAAACATACACATGCAATTCATATTCATGAATTTGGTGACTTGACAGGTGGGTGTAAAACTTGTGGTGGTCATTATAATCCAGAAGGTGTTACTCATGGTTCTTTAAAACATCTCGAGAATCCTAGACACGTTGGAGATCTATGTAACAACATCGTATCTAATAATAAAGGTGTTGTTGCTGAAACTCATTATTTTCCAGACGTAATCGTGGAAGATATATTGGGGAGATCAGTAGTTATACATAAATTAACAGACGATCTAGGAATGCAAGGGATTTATGAAGGTAAAAAATTCAAATCATATTCCGAAATGTCTCTAGATGAACTGAAAGCGTATGCAATTAAGAGAAATTATTTTAAACGAGGTGACAAAATAAACAGAGAAACCATTGTCAACAAACTAAATACTGAAAGTCTAAAAACTGGTAATGCTGGTAGTAGAATGGGATGCGCAGTTATAGGAATATCTAAAAAATAATAATACACTTTCTTTGAAGTTTTCATATTCATATGAAAACTTAAATGAGTTACAACAATTACCTACTAATAGGAACACAGTGATACTCTTGCGCCACGGCTTTTGCAGCCGGTCCGTGGAATTTATTACATGGAAATACAGTGGAACAAGGAACTTGCCAACAATATTTTGGTTGTTCCACTTCATATACACGTGTTGGTTCATAACACATGTCATGTCTCTGACGCCAACCCGCTTCCCTTTCCATGACTACTGGTTCGGAAAGTTGGTATACCCCTCTATAAAATCTAGGATAAGGAAACGTATCGATGTCTGTCACGTTTAAATTTACGGCATTTTGAGACGCGAAAAAAGGTTTGCTTCCGATTTTCGCTTCTATTTGATCTCGAACATAATTAACATTGGATCTTACGATACTCATTTATTATTAAAATGAAATTTTAATAACATTCTAAAAATTTAAACAAGATGAGCTTAAAAGATTATTTAACACGAAATCAAGCTATTATGAAAGAATGGTTGGATACACGAGATCGGATTATCGCCCAAAAAATTTTCGATTCATACTGTATACCAGTCGAAGATCTTCTAAAGTGTTTTGAAGAACAAGAATCATTAGAAGAGACTCCAAAAAAGCGACCAACACCTATCAAAGTCAACTCGGAGGAAGATAAAAAAGAATATACCGAACCATATCTTCTGAAGTGTGATACAAAAGAATTGAAAAAGATTTGCAAAAATAAAAAAATAAAAAAATACAGTAAGCTCTCCAAAAAAGACCTAGTAGGTCTTATTTTAGGAAAAAAGGTTTGTAGTCCAAGAGAAGACAAACCTAAAGTGGTGCTTCGAAAGCACCCATATTTTAAAGATTATTTTGTTCATACAGGATTTTTAATTAAAACCAAAAAGGAAGGAGTTGTAGGAAAAGTAAAAGAAAGAGAAGGCGATACACCTATTATAGAACCGCTCGATGAAGCAGATATAGCCAACTGTAAAACTTTGCGTTTACCTATTAAGAATTTTACATAGTAGACGATATTTTAGGTGTAATTAGTTCGCTTGGATTATCTATTCCACCTTTTAATTGAAACTCTTTCAAATATTCTGTCAACTTTTTTGATACAATAGGGAGGAATTGATCGTTCATAGCATCTTTTTTAAGTTCGATGTTATCTTCGTCAAAAATAGTCCACTCTGGTGCAGTAACACATAAATTAGACTGTTGTGATTTGACATCCGGATGATCATCGATAATTACACAGTTTCTACTATTCATATTTGGAATTTTATAATGGTCTATTAACATTTTTAACTCTTTGGGGTGTCTTTTACCGTAACGTTTTTTAGATTTTTTACAATGATATTGTACAAAAACATGATCTAATTTTCTACCCTCCTTTGATAATAGTATTTTATCGATAATGAAAGCAGCATAATCTTTTGTAGCAGCAGTCCAGACACAAACTGTGAAGTTTGAAAACAAATGATCCAGAAAGGGTTGTAAACCTGGTCTTTCAAAAACTAAATAATAACTTTCATCATCATCTTTCATATCATATACTTTGATATTACTCAACGCTTCTGCTATTTTTCTTTTAGAAGCTCTATCTTTGTATTTTTTGTGAAACAAGCGCGTGGGAATTGCATGCAACAATGTATTATCTAAATCCAGGTAAATTCTGGGAGGTTCCACATATTTTTCGTCACCACTTTGGTCTGATTTTTCGTCATCACTTTCATCACTAGAAGTTTCTGAAATTTGTGGAGTTTCAACTTCTTTGCTAATTTCTTCGAGATCTTTTGTAGCTTTTAGAATTTCGGGCGATTCACTTTTCGATGCCATTTATCTGATATAATATATTTTTCAAAGTTACTTATGTGAGTTATAATAATTCATCACCTCTTCTACAAATAGTTCACCACCTATTTTTCTAGCTTGAAGTAAGATAACACTCTTGGTATGTTCTAAAATATCAGCACTTTCAGGAGTCTGAAGTTGCTGTTGGCGAAGATGAGCATAGGTGGTTAGTAACTCATCTTTTAGCTTTCCTAAGTCCTGACCCTTCCATGTATTAAATCTATTTTTGAATAGATCAAGAACAGGAGTGAAGTTGTGATTATTCTTACAACATAACACTACTGCGTCCGCTGTGGCTTTAAGAGTTTGGTCGGGTGTATTACCTATCGCTTCCGGGAATCTGGATATCAACCAACAAGCCAAAAATATCTTTTTTGAAATATTGCAGTTTCGACGCAACAATAACTCATGAGTTTGTTGTATTATTTCGGGATGGCTAATAACAATCGTCATCTCCTCGAAAGTTTGTGGTTCGTCTAAACGATCATACAAACGTGTTTCCATTTCTTTTGTATCAGAAAAAGAAATGGAACTTTCGTGTGAATTAATGAGTTAAAGAAAAACACGAAAGTTCCTCAATGAATCTGGTGTTTATACAAAAAAATTAATATTTTGAAAAAGTTTTATAATAAAAATGATATTGACGTATTTAATGATTGTTGTATTTTTCGCCATATCCGTCTTCGGTAGTGTATTATGGTTTGGTATCAATGACGTTGCAATGAAAGACATGGCTACTTCTGGTGAGTGCGATAAAGCGATGAGCAAGCTTAAAGATGCATTAACCTATTTGTTAATACTAACATGTTTTGGCTTGTTAGGAGCGGCATACGGTATTTATGGTGTATCTAAGAGTTCTGATGTATTTGGTATAGACGACGCGACATCTGATCACGGTATAGCCTTTGCTATGGTGGTTTCTATCTTCTGCCTTGTTTTTGGTATTATGTTTTTCACTTCCGAAGCGTGTCAAGATTTACAACCAGATGATAAAGGAAATGGTGCAAGTATTTTCGTATGGATGCCAATATCCATTATATCTGTCGGTGGTATAGCTTTATTATATTCTATAGGCTGTGTCTATGCGGCTCATATGAGAAGTAAAGGAATGGGAGGTTTCGCCGACCCGGGTAACATTGAAATGACTTCTATGGGTGGTGGGGGTGGTGAGAGTAAGGATCCCTTTGGCTAATGATGACCAAGCGGTCGCTCCAGCTGGTGGTGGTGATTTCTAAGTTTTTATTAGTTTATTCTATTAAAAACTTGTTTTAGCTTATACAGCTTGGTACACACGTGGTTTGGACTTTCCAGAACTATCAACCGGGGCGTGTTTTCTGATCTCAACATACTTGCATGGATTATAATCTACGTATTTCATCATTTCTTCTGTTAGATCTACGTGAGTGATCATAATCGTTTTGCAACATTGTCTTGTAAGACCGAGTGCGTTCCAAACTTGGTCTAATTCTACTCCTGAATTTTTCATTTTTTCAAAAGTAGCACCTTTATTTCCTAATACTTTATTACATGTATAACATCTGACTGGTAGCATCCTTACTTTCATGTATTTGGTACTGTAAAAAATCATTTTCTAACTTGAATGTCTTCTTTCTTGACAGGTGTAAAATGACTCCCAGTCCAATGAATAGTAAACTTAGCTTCGGCTCTCCCCCCAGTGCAATCAAATTCGGCGAGTGGTGTATCGCTACCACGACCCATAACTACTATCTGTATATTGAAAATCTTAGACATCACGGCCATTTCCATACCACCACCCCACGTTGACGAATGTCCCATCCCACGTATATAATTTTGAGAATCTGTGTTCATATCTCCAGCCACCATTTCTACCCAATTTTCTATCGTCCCGGACTCTAATGAATATTTAGGATTATCTCTCATGAAAAGAGCTATTTTAGTTCTTAAAATATGACTATCTCTAAAATATATACCGTGTTGTTTCAGTAGTGCAAACATGGAATCAAATAAACAACTCATTTTCTATAACAAGGTAAAACTTAAATAAGAATTAAAAATAAATATTTATTTCAAAATAAATGGCAGAATACGGAGTTTCATTATCAAATGGTCCCCATGACTATAACGCCAACATTCACGTGGGTTGGAATAGCCATACGGATTCAGGTAAACAAAACATTTATAATAGACTGTACAGTCAAAAAACTGTAAATTACATATCTAAACAAGTTACAGAATATCTTTGGCCTTTGAATAACGAGGCAGTTGTTGTCCCAGATCACGTTATTAGACAGATGATAACAAGCGTGTGGAACGTAGAAGGCGGTGGAAACTATTCAGGTATTTACACAGAAGCTACTTTTGATTTTGTTGAAAAAAGAGATTCTTTCAAGAGAATTATAGATATTGTTATTCAATCGATCACCAGTCAAATCAAAGATCAGTATCAGATGACTATGTGTAATAATACCCTCGACATTTGGAATACAGTTCTCGGTGAGGGTAACAAAGCAGGTCTAAGAGCTCATTCTAAAATCAAATTACGCGAGAAACATCCTCAATATATGGCATTCAATATGAATTATTAATTCTAGACTTAATTGTATTCAATAATTAAGTCTAAATCAAACCAGGGGTTTTCAAAACTCGACAAATCTCTTTTGTAATTTTTATAATTGTTAAATCTGATAATTTGACCTTTTTCGTAAAATCTTTGAGAGTTATGTTTTTCTCTTTCAATAAGATATAATAATATGTTAATCCGGCTGCTACCGATTGAGGTCTCGATCTGTTTAAAATAGAAGACTTGTTGTGAATTTTTTCGTAAAGAGCTACTACTTCTGTTATCTGGTCCAAAGATGCTTCGAATTTTTTCATTATCTCTCTGATAAGATCTTGAGGTGTAATATGCGTGGTTCTAATTAGTGAGTTTTTAGGCGCGTTCAATCCGACATGTTTTAATCCTTTTAGCCCAACCTTACGATTTAATTGAAATACTTCAATTAAACTTTCGCAGCTTTGAGGTGTTCCGGTTATCTTATAAGCATGGAAAACACATGCGAAAATGATAGCTCTCCGAGAATTTCCTCTATAAATATTTCCTTTTGTAGTTTCTAAAAAAATTTTATTAGCCAATACAATGATTGCATCACTAAAGTTCATTTTTTCTACGTCTTTGTATATTGTTTTTTCATCCGCTTTTCTTATTTGACATCTATTTGGATCGAGTTTGTTTTTGTTTACGCTGAATTTATCAAAATTCTTATTTCTTTTCATTCGAACTTCTTTTCCACAATCTGTACAAATACACCTAGATTTTTCATTAATTACGTTCTCGTGTTTACAAGATGTTGATACTAGTTTTTTCTGATTTTTATCAGTTTTTTCTCCTATTTTTTGTATTTCAGGGTCTTGCAAATCAACCAAGACCTGATCTAACATGGCAAAGTCTGTCATTTAAATTATTTTTATGTATGTTGTTAAGCTAATTTATTCATTTTCAATAAGTGTATCTATATTGTTGAGATACTTTATTTCTCCTGGCGCCGTATCTGGCATACTGATTTCTTTCATATGAATCTTCAACTCGTTCTTTGAAATCTTTTTCTGGATTAGGATCATCTGGATTTCTTACCGCGTTCATGGGGGTGTTGAATATCTGAGCATAGCTGTTATTACAGCAATAATTCTCTTGAACCTTGTCAATAACAGCTCCTGATATAAGAAGTACTAGAGCTAACCCCCAGAAAATGTAAGACACTAGTGGCGACATTTTAGGCCAACCTATGATACATAACAAGGTAACTAAACCAGCTATGCCAGCTCCTGTGTACAATACTATTAAACCTGCTTTGATTGTCATCTTTTATTTGGAATGAAAATAAAAAAGATAATTTTTGAGTTTTTACTTGTTGCCCAGTCTTCTACCTTTACCGGGAAATTTAGTAATAGGTTTAAGTGATTCGGTGTTTGTGTTTGATTTCGACGAACTAGTAGCTCTAACAGCTTGAACTCTCCTGACAGGTGGTAGATCAAACTCTAAATTGCATTCAGTGTCTATTAGACTAACCACTGGGGTGGGTTTGGTTTCCACTACGTCGAAATAAATATTTTCACCAAAATAGGGAAAACAGATCCAAGTTCCCATGGTTGCGCAAGTGAATTTTCTCAACTTG